AACCGGAGCACCAGCAGACCCGGCTTCAGTAGCAGTATTTAAAGATCATATGTTTTTTGCTGGTATGTCTAGTAATCCACAAGAAATAATATTTAGTGCTCCTTTTGCAGAAACAGACTTTTCAGCAGCTAATGGTGCAGGATCTATAAGAGTTGATACTTCTGTTGTAGAGTTAAAAGTTTTTCGTGATGCTTTATTTATATTTGGTATAGACAAAATTTATAAAGTAGTTGGTTCTAGTGTAGCCGATTGGCAAGTATTACCAGTAACACGAACATTAGGTTGTGCCGATGGTTTCTCAGTTCAAGAACTTGGTGGTGATTTATTATTCTTATCACTTGATGGTTTAAGAACTATTGCAGGTACAGAGAGAATTGGTGATGTAGAATTAGGAACTATTTCTAAACCTATTCAACCAAGAATAACAGAGGTTATTGGATCAAGAGATCGTATCTCTTCTGTTATTGTTAGAGGTAAAAGTCAATATCGTTTATTTTATCCTAGTGATGGCGATTCTATTGGAAACAGTAGAGGCATTTTAGCTTCTTTAACACGAACACCTCAAGGCGGTATAGGTTTTGAGTTTGCTGATATAAAAGGTATAAAACCTTCATCAATGTCTTCTGGATTTATTAGTGGTAAAGAAGTTATTTTAGAAGGTGGTTATGACGGATATGTTAGACAACAAGAAAGTACAACAGATACTTTTGATGGAGATAATGTAATAGCAATTTATCGTTCTCCTGATTTGTCTCTTGGTGACTCTGGTATTAGAAAGTTAATGCAAAGAGTTATCATAAATTATGCGGTTGAAGGAACAATAGATGTAGATATGAGAGTTAGATTTGATGGAGATGCACAAGATACTCCTCAACCTGCCTCATTTGATCTTTCTTCTCCCGGTGGAATAGCTTTGTATGGAAGTTCTAGTTCTACATATAGTTCTGCTGTTTATGGATCTAGTGGAGCACCAATACAAAGGCAATCAATAGAAGGATCAGGATTTTTAATTGCTGTTAAAGTGGATCATAATAGTGCTCTAAGTCCGTTTACTTTATTTTCATACCAATTAGAATTTACAAATGGAGGTCGTAGATAATGGGTGCAACATATACAAGGCAAAGTAGCACAGAAATTGTTGATGGTGAAGTTATTAATGCTGCTGATTTTAACAATGAATTTGCTGCACTCGTAACAGCTTTCGCTGCTTCAACAGGGCATAGCCATGATGGAACAACTGCTGAAGGTGGTAATGTTACTAAATTATTAGGAACATCTATTACCATAGGTGATGCTACAGCAGGAACAGATATAACAGTAACATTTGATGGTGAAACATCTGATGGTGTTTTAACATGGATGGAAGATGAGGATCAATTTAAATTCTCTGACGACATTATGATTATTGATGATGAACAATTAATATTTGGTACAGATTCAAATGTTGCTATAAGTTATGATGAAACTACAACAGATTCTTTAAAGATAGCTGCTACAGAAGGTGCAGCATTAGCCATTACACTTATGGCAGATGAAGGAGATGATGCTGGAGATGAGTGGAAGTTAAACATTGCAGATGGTGGAACATTAACATTAGGTAATGACATAAATTCTGCTGGTACTTATGTAACACATCTAACTGTAACACCAAATGCTACAGTAGCTAGTTCAACTATGGCAGTTGCAGGTAACTTAACTGTAGGTAATGACCTTACAATTACAGATGATGTTTTGTTAGACTCTGATAGTGGTGTTCTTAAATTTGGAGACGACCAAGAAATAACTGTTACTCATGTTGCTGATACAGGATTAAATTTAAAACATACAGCAACTGGAGATGATAAACCTATAGTTTTGACTCTTCAAACAGGCGAAACAGACATTGCTTTAAATGATGTAATTGGGCGTATTGACTTTCAAGCTCCTGATGAAACAACTGGTACAGATGCCATACTTGTTGCTGCTGGAATTGCTGCTGTATCTGAAGGAGATTTTAGTTCTTCAAACAATGCAACAAAATTAAGTTTTAGAACTGCTGCTTCTGAGGCTGCTAGTGAAAAGATGTCACTAAGTTCTGGTGGTAATTTAACAATTTCTGGAGATCTAACAGTTTCTGGTGATGATATTACAATGGGTACTAACACCTCTGGACATATTATGGTGGCAGATGGTACAAACTTTAATCCTGTTGCAGTATCAGGTGATATAGGAATTAGTAATACAGGTGCTGCATCTATTAGCACAGGTGTTATTGTTAATGCTGATATTTCTGCTACCGCAGCGATTGACCCAGATAAATTTGATTTAACGGCTGCTGCTGATGGTACAGGAATAACAATTGCTGCTGGTGATATACTATTAGTTGCCGATGCTGATGATAGTAATACTGTTAAAAAAATTAATGCTTCTCAATTAAACACATATGTAAGTGCTGAATCGAGTGCTGTTGCTGCTGATAATATTTCTACAGGTGATGCTGCCGTAAACATTGTAACATCTAGTGGAGCAGTTCTTGTAGACTCACAAGCAAGCACAGCTACTATTGATGGTCATACAGGTGTTACAATACAATCAACTGACTCTGGTGATATAACACTAGATTCTGTTGCAGACATTACCTTAGATGCTGGTGGTGCAGATATAGTTCTTAAAGATGATGGAACAACTTTTGGTAGTATTACAAATTCTGGTGGTGAAGTAGTAATAAAATCTGGATCTACACCAACAACAGCCTTGACATTTGCTGGAGATGATGCTAACTTTGCAGACAATGTTCAGTTAGATTCTGATAGTGCTGAGTTATTGTTTGGTGATGATGGTGAAATCAAACTTATTCATAATGCAGATGCAGGTCTACTTCTTAAACATACAGCTACAGGTGATAATACTCCAGTATCTTTAACTTTACAAACTGGTGAAACAGCTTTAACTGTTGGAGAGCCTTTAGGAACAATTAATTTCCAAGCTCCAGATGAGGCTGGTGGTACTGATGCTATTCTTATATCTGCTGCCATAGAAGCTGTAGCAGAAGATACATTTGCAGCCGATAACAATGCTACAAAGTTAAGTTTCAAAACAGGTGCTAGTGAAGCAGCCGCAGAAAAAATGAGTATTTCTTCTGTTGGTAATGTTACAATGAAAAATACTGCTACTGGTGATGATACACCAATGACATTGACATTACAGACTGGCGAAACTGATATTGCTATTAATGATGTTATTGGTAAAATAGATTTCCAAGCACCAGACGAAGGTACAGGAACAGATGCTATATTAGTAGCGGCAGGTATTGAAGCTGTATCAGAAGGAGACTTTAGCTCATCTAACAATGCTACTAAGTTGTCATTTAAAACAGGTGCATCAGAAGCTGCATCAGAAAAAATGTCATTGAGTTCTGCTGGATTACTTACTGTAGCTGATGATATAATGATTAAAGATGGTGGAACAATAGGTGTAGCTTCTACCGCAGATGCTTTAACATTAAGTTCCGCAGGTTTATTAACAGTTAAAGATGACTTAGTAATTAAATCTGGTGGTACAATAGGTGGTGGTGGAGACACAGACTTATTAACATTAGGTTCTGCAATACTAACAGTAGCAGGTGAAATATCTGTAACAACATTAGATATTGGTGGAACAGATGTAGGGTCAACCGCAGCAGAATTAAATTTACTTGATGGTTCTGCTAAGTCAACATCATCAATTACAATAGATGACGCAGATGGAATTATAATTATTGATGGTACAACAACGAAGCAAATACCAGCTTCAGATATGAAAACTTATGCAGGTGGTGTTTCAACAGCAGACGCTACAGCATTAGCCGTTGCTTTAGGATAGGAGATACATAATGGCAAATACGTTTAAGGTAATTACAAAAGCTGGAGTAACAAGTGCTGATGTGATTTATACTGTTGCTGGTAGTACGACAACAGTTGTTTTAGGAATTATGATTGGTAATACACAAAGTTCGGATATTACTGCAACTTTAACTCTAGGCACAGATACAGGTTCAAGGGCAGGTGCAAACAATGAAGCTAACCAAGACGTTGAGCTTCTTACATCAACAACCATACCTGCCAATTCAACCTTAGAAATG